TTGTTGCGTTAATGCCTAATGCTTGCAACGCGCCTTTTGCCTCGCCTGTACCCTTTGCGGCCTCTGCTGTTCTACGTGTAAACCTTTGCAAAGCCATGTCCATAGTGGTCGTAGCAACACCAGTTATTTCTGCCGCAAAACGTAAACCACTTAAAGCTTCAGTGGTTGTGCCTATCTTTGATGCAGTCTTAGCTAATGAGTCAGTGGCATTTAATGAGGATCGGACAAGTAAACCAAACCCGGCTGCACCTGCAACTCCAACCAACGCTGTACGCATACTAAATATAGACTTAGTCAAACCGCCTAATGCGCGACCAACTGAACCAAAGCCTTTCTTGGTTTTATCAATCGCGCTAATCGTAATTTTTACGTTTTCAGCCATTGTTCTCACTCATTATTTTAAAATACGCCATCCATTCATTGAAATGGTTTACTGGCATTTGTTCAGCGTCAGAAATACTCATGTGCAAGCGATCAGCCAAAGACAAAAGATTCATCCTCGATTGATCGCGTCTTAGTTTTTTTCAGCTATCTCTGGACTTTCAATCTCTGCAAACATCTGGTTAGCAATCTCAGAGATTACCGTTGTCTCCTCACCCATCAAATCGATACGATCTTCGGCAGAGGTAAACAATTTCTCACCAGACTCATCCATTGCCTTCATCAGAATTAGATCAACCATTGCTCCGACTGTCGTATTCTCAAGAAACTTAGGATGCTTTTTTTGCAACTCATTTAAGTCATAACAGCTAATAGAACCGCAATAGAGTTTAAACGGTACGCCTTTCTCATCAGACCAAGCCTCAACAACAACCTCGCGCAGAGGTATCGTTCTTCTTGCTCTTAACTCCCTAGCCAAACCCATTAGGAGTGTGCCCCTTCAGCTACTGTACCGCCTTGGAAACTAAAGCTTGCCTCAACCATGCCATCAAACGATGCAGTAATTGATTTGCTCGATACGTTAAACGCTGTTCCAGTATATTTTTTTGAACCTGATGCAGTTCCGCTTGGGCTTAATTCAAAATCTATTTTTGCACCCGGATCAAGAACTAACTGTTGAGCATCTGCCTCATCCCAATAGCAATCAATAGAAACGTCACTCTCATCAAGTGATGGAGTGTAATTTCTGCCCGTATCGCCCATTTTAGTAACTTCTAAAAGAGCATTATTTAAGTTCATTGTGAATGATCTTACCTCTCCAACAAGAGCAACTGCTTGCCCATGTAGGTTGATCTTCACGACACCTGATTGACCTGTTACTGTTGCCATCTTGCCTTTCCTCTATGTTGTGCCGCGAGTGTATTGATACATCACGCGAACCGTTAAAATAACCCCACCGATGGGATCGATTTGACCTTCGTCAATTTCTATAGAAACAATCTGCGTATCTAACGCATGACCGCCTCTAGTTCTGTCAACATCCAGACCCTCTTCTATTGTCTCGATGATATTGTTTCTTGCCTGGTCTATTTCCTTGCCTTTTACAAAGCAAACCAGTTCATAGTTAATAGTTCCCATGCGCTTGCCGATTGAGCCGCCCACGGTAGAATCTTCACGATTCTCATCAGCCGTTCTTACTAGAACAGCCGGAAACTGTGCGTTGGATAATTTGTCAAAATCAAAAGGTTGCCGGGTTATGTATGACAACCGTATTGGTGTATAAACATCCTCTAGCGTTTGAACGATATTCTCAGCAATTAACTCTCGAACACTCATGCTAGGTTCCTCTCAAAGACGTTTCTTAAACGCTTTTCATCACGCCTGTTGAAGCCCATAAACGGACGGCTTTTATTGTTAAAGGCGGCTTTTTTGTTGGCGTTTGCGTTAGAAAAGAATATCTCTGCTCTACTACTATTGGCTTTTGTTGTCAGTGCGCCTCGCATCAACCCTGAGACAGTTAAATTTACATCACCGCTTGGATCGCCTGAAAATGAACGCCTGTCTTTTGTTCTTGGCCAACCTTCTTTTTTAGCTTTTGCATAGCCTGTGGAATACTTTTTAAAAGGGCCTTTGTAACCTTTGCCTTCGTCAATATTATCTTCAATTATTACAATGCCCTGTTGAGCCGTTCTTGATAACGCTAACTTAATGCTGTTTCTTAATGCTCTGCCGCGCTTCTGAACGCGCTTGGCAATATCTTTAGGCTTTATCTGGACGTTAAATTGCATTACCTAACAAGCCGACCATCGTTAATAGGAGTTTTCTCATCCTCATCAATGGTTCCGTCATTGTCATCGTCATACTCAACACCGTCTTTAAAGACAGCCTCAATCTCCTCGCCATAACGTGACTTGTAGAAATCAATCATCCCTAAGAATCTATCGTTATCAACCCAATTAGTCAGTTGAGGTAAAGCATATTTCCAGAGAACCAGGTAGGCACTTGATCGAGTCCACTGCGAGTCTGTTAGATACTGTGGCTTTAGCTCGCCAGAAAAGCCTCTTTTATCCCACCAATTAGCTCGGATATGCCTTTCTATATCTGACTGCGCCTTTGCGTGTTCTGTAGAGAATGAATCAATACCAAGGCTCAATATGTCTGGAGCGATTGCCAGTAAATCTGCGTCTGAAGAAAATGCCATTACCATTTAACCTTGTCAGCCCAATATGCTGCCGATGCTGTTTTGTCTTTACGACCCTTTGCAATTTGCTTTGCAAATCGTGCTTTAAATGATCGCCTTTTTGCTTTATCTGACTCGCTCTCGTTTTTTCTTGGCGGCTTGTTATCTGCGCCCTTCTGACCAAAGCGAATCAATTTAATTTTGTCACCCTGTTTTGCTAATACCGCATGGCTTTTTGATCCGTGGCTTGGTGTTCTCTTAGGCTTGTTATAGCCCTCAAACTTCTCGCCTCGATAGGTGATTGCCATAGTTACTCCAAATAAAAAGCCCCACCCCCGAAAGGATGAGGCTTATTTAGCTTACAAAGTTGCATCACCAAGGATTTCAACACCGTAAGAGTCATCTAGCTCTGCAACACCGTATACGGCAGTTGCATTTAACTCTATGGCGCGTAGAGATGCGTCACGCTGTGGCTCAATGTTAAAGTCACGCTTCATTGCGATAGCAATTGCTTCTGGTGCAAATACAGCACCTTTGCAGTCACCTGATCCGTCAACAGTGATATTTGCAGACTCATAAACATCGATGCCCGCAATTGTTCCAACGTAACCAGTTCGCATTGCCTCATTCTGAACATCACCACCGTTTGGATTAGCAAACGTGTTAGTTAGGCCAGACTTGATTGCAAACGCTTGGAAAGGATGCACAACGGCTGCCATTGGGCCAACAACTTTGTTAGCTCGCAAAGTAGCGGCTGCCTTAAACAGATCGGCAACAGAAGTCTCTGCACCGGCTGATCCAAATGAAGCTGAGAATCCATCAAACAGAGCGATTAAGTCCTGATCCATCTTAGTCGCAATAGCGTTACCAAGAACAGTTCCCAGCTCAACAGCAGGGTTTCCAGCACCCATAGTCGCTACGTCTGTGAGAAGAACTTGCGCTCCAACCTCACCAACAGTAACAGAGACAGATGAAGTGCTAACAGTCGTGGATGACATATCACTGCCTTCGCTTAAATTAGCTGCTGATATCGCAGGGTACTTTGGAACTTGAATTGTTTTACCCGCCTCAGACCCAATGTTGTATTGAGTGACTAGGCCAAGCATAAGTGATTGCTCTTCTGCGGTGAACCGCGCCTGAGCGATGATATTGACAAAGAGATCGTCAAGAGTAGTACTGGTTGTTGCTGCCATGATTAATTACCTTTTCTATGGGCGAAAAAAAACCGCCAAATGGCGGTCTGTTTCGTGTGATTTAGATATTGCTATCGTTTATTAGAGGCTTGGAGTTTTGCGTAGGCATCTTTGCCCCACGTTGTCCAGTTCTCGTTCATTTCTGCCACAGTTGGAGGCTTCTGTGTAGAGCCACCTGCATTGCCCATACTTCCAGAGCCACCTTGAGTCGCTCTTACAAAATGCGGATTTGCAGTTAAAAATTCGGATACCGCTTCATTAACAGATAACAGATCGCCCTTATCGTTATACCGGGCAACAGAGTTGCTATCTAAAACCTCAACAGTTCCATCGTCTGACAACCTCACCTGATTTTTAAGTAGGGTTGAGACTTGATCTGGATTAACAGCGTTATTACTCGATGCGGCTGTCAACAAAGCACCGTCCACCAGTGTTTGATGCAACTTCGTCTTGTATGCGTTTATTTCCTGATCTTTCTTGCTTACTGTATCTTTAAGAATAGATTCAAATTCACCGCGCTCTTTTTGAGCTTGCAAGTTGGCCTCATCACGCTCTTTTAAAACCTGTCTGGCTTGATCTAAATCGATATCACCAATCTGGTTTTCAAACTTGCGGGATTGTCGTGCCAATCTATCAGCGATCATTTTGTCAACTTGAGATTGAGTAAACGTCTTATCCTGAGTTTCTACTGCCGCTGTCTCAGTTTCAGCTTGTGCTACTTCCATGATTTCATCGCTCATGTGTACGAACCTCTTTCGAGTAGTTAAAAAATCTTACTTCTTCATTTTCTTTTTTTTCTTTGGACGGCCAACTTTAGAGCCGTAAGTTCCTTTGCCTTTTGGCATGATTTAATCCTCAAACGTAGGTCTAAAATGATGGCGGCAGTTGTAACCGCCTCTAACAATAAACGGATCACCTGCGGCTTTACCTGCCCAACTCTGCGACCACGTTTCTTGAATCTCTTCGTTTGTAAACGTCTTACCAACGTGCTTTTTACAAAACTCCCTACTGTCTCTAATTAACGAGCCGTAATACTTCCATTTGGTAGCACCTGACTCTTTGCCTATCGCTGTATTAATCGAAGCATCAAATTGCATCAGGCTGTCTTGCATCATCTGAACGGAATAGCGTCTAAGGTTATTTCCTGCCCTATCTCTAGCGTAGAGCGTCCTTAACTCTTCAACGGCTGCAGCTCTTTGTGCGGCTGTACCGTTAGTGGCTATGTCAACTAAACGATTAGCCTCTACAGAATCACTCTGTATATAGATGCCGTTAATGCTTTGTCTTAAATTCTTAACCGAGTCTTTAAACGCTCGCCCGGTTAGTGTTGATTGGTAAACCTCTGTGGCTAGAACATCTAAATACTCTGCGGCCATCGCCTCAAAGCCTTGGAAAGATAATCTCTGTAGCTGTGTAATGACTGCGGCATCAACCTGAGTAAAGTCACCGTATGTCTTAAGCATGGCTAAAGCTGAGTTAGAGACATTCCTGTACTGGCTAACTGCCGCTTGTACCTCGGTTAGATAGACATCATCAATTAA